CAAGACGTGCTTGCGCTTGGGAAGTAAGATTATCGGCAAGTGCTTGATGGGCTCTACATCCAATGCCTTAGCTAAGGGTGGTGCCAACTTCAAGAAGCTGTACGAAGATTCTCACCCACTTTCCAGAAATGCTAACGGGCAAACTAAGAGCGGGATGTACTCTTTGTTTATTCCTATGGAGTACAATATGGAGGGGTTCATAGACCGGTACGGTCACCCTGTCTTCAATGCTCCAGAGAAGCCTGTAAAGGGCGTCGACGGGGAGATGATTAAGGGAGGCGCTATCGACTACTGGGAGGCTGAGGTAGAGAGTATGAAGAGCGACCCCGATGCGCTCAACGAATTCTACCGCCAGTTTCCCTCGCACGGAGTCCCATGCCTTCCGTGACGAGAGTAAGCAGAGCCTTTTCAACCTCACTAAAATCTACCAACAGATAGATTACGCCGACAGCCTAGTCAAGGAGCACTACCTCACGCGGGGGTCTTTCAGTTGGGAGAACGGAATCAAAGACAGCAAAGTAATATTCCGTCCCGATAGGAGGGGAAGGTTTAATATCTCTTGGACTCCAAACAAGGCGCAACAGAATAGAGTAGTAGAACGACGTGGAATTAAATATGCTGGTAACGAGCACCTTGGCTCATTTGGATGCGACTCTTACGACATTAGCGGTACTGTGGGTGGCGGCGGTTCTAACGGTGCTCTTCACGGAATGACGAAGTTCCATATGGACGACGCCCCTACCAACGAGTTCTTCTTGGAGTATGTAGCTAGGCCCCAGACGGCAGAGATATTTTTCGAGGAGGTGTTGATGGCGTGCGTCTTCTATGGTATGCCTATCCTTATCGAGAACAACAAGCCTCGCTTGCTATACCACTTTAAGAACCGGGGGTACCGTGGCTTCTGTATGAACCGCCCCGATAAGCAGTTCAATAAACTCAGTAAGACGGAGCGCGAACTTGGTGGAATACCTAACAGTTCTGAGGATGTTAAGCAAGCCCATGCCGCAGCTATCGAGAGCTACATAGAAAAACACATCGGTGTAGATATGGAAGGAACCTTCCGCGATACGGGAGAGATAGGCACCATGCCTTTCGTACGCACACTGGAGGATTGGGCGCGTTTTGACATCAGCAATAGGACTGCTTTCGACGCGACTATCAGCAGTGGATTGGCGGTGATGGCGAACCAAAAGCACCTCTATATGCCTGAGCAGAAGAAGAGTTCTATAAGCATTAACTTGCCGAGATACAACAACCGAGGTTTTCGTAGTGAACGATTGGACTAAATGAAGGACGTCAAGGTAAACATCTCCACTGCTGGGTTCCCAAGTCAGTTTGTTTCTGACTCGGAGAAGGCTAGTGATGAGTACGGCTTGATGGTAGGTCAGGCCATTCAGTACGAGTGGTTTAAGAAGGATGGCAACCAATGCCGGTTCTATAACCAGTGGCGCGAATTCAACCGCTTGCGGCTCTATGCTCGTGGCGAGCAGAGTATCGCTAAGTACAAGAACGAGCTCGCTGTCGATGGTGACCTTTCGTATTTGAATTTGGACTGGACCCCGGTTCCTATCCTCCCGAAGTTTATTGACATCGTCGTCAACGGCATGTCCGAGCGCGTCTTCAAAGTCAAGGCTTACGCTCAAGATGCTCTCTCGCAAGCTAAGCGCAGCAAGTATCAGGATATGATTGAGGGGCAGATGGTAGCCAAGCCCGTCTTAGAAATTATTCAGCAGAAGACTGGTGTCGACCCGTTTACTATGAGCCCCGACGACTTGCCTAACAGCGACGAGGAGCTTAAGGTCTTTATGCAGCTCAACTACAAGCCTGCTATAGAGATTGCTGAGGAGGAAGCTATCAATACCATCCTCGAAGAAAACCACTATACCGATACGCGCAAGCGCCTCGACTACGACCTTGCTGTACTGGGACTTAGCGTAGCTAAGCACGAGTTCCTCCCCGGCGCGGGCGTTCAGGTCTCGTATGTCGACCCCGCCAATGTGGTCTACAGCTATACCGAAGACCCATACTTTAAAGACTGCTTCTACTGGGGAGAGATTAAGACGCTCCCTATCACGGAGCTTATGAAGATTGACCCCAACCTCACCAACGAGGACTTGGAAGAGATTAGCAAGTACAGCCAGAGCTGGTACGATTACTACAACGTGGCTCAGTACTACGAGAACGATATGTTCTATCGTGACGTAGCTACGCTGATGTACTTCAACTACAAGACGACTAAGAAGATTGTCTACAAGCGTAAGAAGCTTGACGGCGATGGGGCTCGAGTCATTGAAAAAGACGACCAGTTCAATCCTCCCGAGGAGATGATGGAGGAGGGCGATTACGAGAAGGTCGAGAAGACCATCGACGTATGGTACGACGGCATCATGGTGATGGGCACCAACATCCTACTCAAGTGGGAGGTAGCTCAGAATATGGTGCGCCCGAAGTCTGCTAGTCAGCACGCGCTGCCCAACTATGTGGCTACAGCACCACGCATGTACAAGGGTGTCATCGAGTCGCTTACGCGGCGTATGATTCCTTTCGCCGACCTCATTCAGGTTACCCACCTCAAGCTCCAGCAGGTCATCTCGCGCACCGTTCCCGACGGCGTGTATATCGATGCCGACGGACTTAGTGAAGTCGACCTCGGTACGGGCAATGCCTATAGCCCCGAGGATGCTTTGCGCCTGTATTTCCAAACTGGTAGTGTCGTAGGGCGCTCGTATACTCAGGACGGAGAGTACAATCAAGGCAAGGTTCCTATCCAAGAGCTCAATAGCAACAGCGGTGCGGCTAAGACGCAGATGCTAATTGGGAATATGAATCACTACTTGCAGATGATTCGTGACGTAACGGGTTTGAACGAAGCCCGCGACGGAAGTACTCCCGACCCACACGCTTTGGTCGGGTTGCAAAAGCTCGCTGCCGCCAACAGCAATACGGCTACCCGCCATATTCTGGACGGAAGCCTGTATATGTTCCGTTCTCTGGCTGAGGCTTTGACATACCGTATCAGCGATATCTTGGAGTACGCTGACTTCAAAGACGAGTTTGTAAACCAGATTGGTAAGTACAACGTCAGCATCCTCGGAGAGATTAGCGACCTGTATATCTACGACTTCGGTGTATTTATTGAGGTCAGCCCCGACGAGGAGCAGCGTGCCCAGCTCGAAGCCAATATCCAAATGGCTCTAAGCAAAGGTGGTATCGACCTCGAGGACGCTATCGATATCCGCGAGATTAAAAACATCAAGCTCGCTAACCAGCTCTTGAAGATTAAGCGTATCGCTAAGCAGGAGGAGGAGCGTACGTTCCAGCTCCAGCAGCAGCAGATGCAGGCTCAGAACAATATGCAGTCCCAGCAGATAGCGGCCCAGACGGCTATGCAAAAGATTCAGGCTGAGACGCAGAGCAAGATGCAGGTCAAGCAGGCGGAGATTGCTTTCGAGATTGAGAAGATGCAGGCCGAGGCTCAAGCTAAGGCCCAGCTCATGGAGCGCGAGTTCCAATACAACTTGCAGCTCCACGGTATGCAGGAGCAGCAGTTGCAGATGCGTGAGGATAAGCGCGAGGGCGCTAAGTCACAGCGTATCAGTCAACAAAATACTGAGCAGAGCAAGCTTATTGACCAGCGGAAGAATAACTTGCCGCCCATGAATTTCGAGTCGAATGAGGATAGCCTCGATGGTTTCGACTTGGCAGAATTTAGTCCACGATAAAATATATATAAATGGAAATTAAAGTACGAGACCTCGGTGAGGTCGAAGCAAAGTCTACGCAGCAGATTGAACAGGAGCTGCTCGATAAGCATGAGGCTGAGGTAAGCGATGAGACCGCACCTGAGCCTGAGTCTGAGCCTGAGGCGCCTGCGCTTTCGGAAGATGACGTAAGGTCTTTCTTGAGCAACCGTTACGGAAGGGAGATTGGCTCGTTGGACGAGCTGGCCGAGGTGCGAGAGACGGCACCTGATTTGCCTGAAGACGTAGCTGCGTATTACAAGTACAAGCAGGAGACTGGTCGCGGTCTCGAAGATTTTATGAAAGTCAACCAGAACCTCGACGAAGCCGACGGCGATGGGTTGCTAAAAGAATACCTCCTACAGACTGAAGACGGCCTCGATGCAGAGGACGTAGAGATGATGATGGAGGACTATAAGTTTGATGAAGACCTCGATGACGAGGCCGACATTAAAAAGGCTAAATTAGCCAAGAAGAAAGCTGTTGCTAAAGCGAAGAAATTCTTCGAAGAGCAGAAGGAGAAATACCAAGCACCTCTTGAGTCAAGGGGCGCAGGTTCTCTGGAGGACTCCGAAGAGTATCAAGAGTACAAGCAATATGTTGAGCAGGCGAAGACTTACCAAGAGGAGCAGAAGCGCAGGAAGGAGTGGTTTGACGACAAGACTAACGAGGTGTTCAGTGAACAGTTCAAGGGCTTTGAGTTCAACCTCAACGACAAATCCTACGTGTACTCTCCCGGTGACCGTGGCGAATTGAAGAAGTTACAACAGACTCCCGAGGCTTGGTTAAACAAGTATCTGGATGACAAGGGCTTAGTCAAGGACGCCAAGGGATACCACAAGTCATTAGCCGTCGCGATGAACCCCGAGAAGTTTGCCGAGTTCTTTTACGAGCAAGGCAAAGCAGCTGCGGTGGATGACGTGATGCGAAAGACTAAAAACATCAACATGTCCGAGCGTCCCGTGCCCCAAGCTGTTTCTAAGGGGGAATTCAAAGTTCGAGCCGTCGCACCCAGTTCGGGTCGGGGGCTCAAAATTCGTAGTTCAAGAAACAAATCCTAAGAAAACATGGCAGGTTCAGTAAATGCAACCCCCGGTTTCGACTTGCAACCCAGCGCAGAGCGGGTTCCAGTTGCAACCAACTATATCACCAACTTCGACTTCCTCAACCAGTATCTCCCTGATACTTACGAGAAGGAGTTCGAGCGTTATGGCAACCGTAGCGTCGCAGGCTTCATGCGTATGGTCGGAGCAGAGATGCCCACCAACTCAGACCTCATCAAGTGGGCTGAGCAAGGTCGTCTCCACACCAAGTACACCAACTGCACTTCTGCTGCGGCTGCTGGTACCGACAACGGCGCTGTATGGACGGTGAATGACGCCCTCAACCCCGGTACTGGCAACATCGCTATCCGCGTTGGCCAGACTGTGTTCATCACCGACAACACTGCTGCAAGCGGCCTTACTAATAAGGCTGTTGTTACAGCTGTTGTTGGAGATACGTTTACCGTGGCCTACTATGAGGCTGCTGGTCAGGCTATGACCGGTGTCGCTGACCCCGCCGGTGCCGTCGCTTGTACCGTAATGATTTACGGTTCTGAGTTCGCTAAGGGCACTGACGGAATGGTTGGAACCCTCGAGGCTGACGACTTCATCTTCGACAACAAGCCAATCATCATCAAGGACAAGTACGCTGTCTCTGGTTCTGACATGGCTCAGATTGGATGGATTGAGGTGACCACCGAGAACGGAGCTTCCGGATACTTGTGGTACATGAAGTCCGAGCACGAGACACGTCTTCGCTTTGACGATTACCTCGAGACAGCTATGATTGAGGCTGTTCCTGCTGATACTGGTTCTGGTGCTGAAGCTGCGCTTAGTTCTGCTACAGGCGCGGGCACTGTCAATGCTGGTTCCGAAGGCGTTTTCTACGCTGTTCAGAACCGAGGCAACCTCTGGTCTGGTGGTATCCCAACTGCTTTGGCTGACTTCGATGCAATCATCTCTCGCTTGGATAAGCAGGGTTCGATTGAGGAGAACGTCATCTTCGTTGACCGGGACTTCAGCTTCGCTATCGACGACATGTTGGCTGCTCAGAACAGCTACGGTGCCGGCGGTACTAGCTACGGTCTCTTCGACAACGACGAGCAGATGGCTCTCAACCTTGGATTCACGGGCTTCCGCCGTGGTTACGACTTCTACAAGTCTGACTGGAAGTACCTGAACGACCCAACTATGCGTGGTGACCTCACCAACGGTGGCATCAACGGCTTGTTGGTTCCTGCTGGAAGCACTACGGTCTACGACCAAGTGTTGGGTAAGAACGCCAAGCGTCCGTTCCTCCACGTCCGCTACCGCGCCTTTGAGATCGAAGACCGACGGTATAAGATTTGGAATACAGGTTCCGCAGGCGGAGCTGCTACCAGCAGCCTCGACGCGATGGAAGTCAACTACCTCTCTGAGCGTGCTGTGTGCGTCTTGGGAGCGAACAACTTCTTCCTGTTCACCGACTGATTCTAACCGGGTATTGGGGGCGCAATGGGCGCCCCCACTATCCACCCTCTTCAAATAAAATAGAAATGAATACCGATAAAACCTTCCGTCTCACACGAGGCGCCGCTCCCCTTTGTTTTATGATTCCCGGTCGTGGAAGCCAGCGAAAGCCGCTTCTGTATTGGGACGATGAGCGAAACGAGAACCGTGTTCTCCGCTACGCACGCAACCAAAAGAGCCCCTTCGAGGACGAGCAAGACGGCAACGCTATTGTCGAGCCCGTAGTTTTCGAGGACGGATTCCTCCACGTCCCTAAGACCAACCCTGTCTTGCAGGAGTTCCTTCATTACCACCCCATGAACGGTAGTAAGTACGAGGAGGTCAATGAGGAGCGCGATGCTGGCGCTGAGGTGGAGAAGATTAACCTCGAGGTAGACGCCTTGGTCGAGTGCAAGAACATGAGTATCGAAGCCCTTGAGCATGTCTCTCGCATCTTGTTGGGTATCGACCCCTCTCGCCTTACCACCTCGGAGTTGCGCCGCGATATGCTCATCTATGTGCGCCGCGACCCAGAGACATTCCTTCGTGTGGTCAACGACCCAGACTTGAAGTTGCAGTCTAAGATTCAAAGGTTCTTTGACGACAGCTTGCTTTCTTTCCGCCGCAACAAGACGGAGATTTGGTTCAACGGCCCTACAAAGAAGCGCAAGCTCCTGACGATTCCTTTCGGTGAGGACCCTGTGGCTTTGGCTACGTCCTATCTCCTTAGCGACGAGGGCCTTGACACCCTCCGCGCCCTCGATACGTTGCTTGAGGAATGACTACCTTCGGGGTAGATTTTTAAACCATGCAGAAATATCTCTCTATCCCCGTCACCGCTACTGGTGAAACCAGTCAGCTAATCGCCGTTAAAGGCATCCTTCTTATTAGTCAGGCCACTACCACTACGGTGACTATCAATTATGACTCTGCTACTACCGCAGATGTAATTACCCTTACCCATACGGCTATGCCTGCTGACGACGTTAGCGTTAGGGACCGTATTCAGAATTCAGTAGTTAGCGTATTGGCTACTGCTTGGCAACACCCTAGTTTAGACGTGTCCCTTTCGGGATTGGTCTCTGCTGCTACTGGAACAGTTTCTATCACGGGTATTGCCCTCTCATAAGCGTATCACTTACTACTAGAGAAAGCCACCTTCGGGTGGCTTTTTCGTTTGGCTCTATCTTAGGGCAATGATTGATTCCGTCCGTCAAACCGTGTTGTCGATTCTCAATAAGAATAACTACGGTTACGTCTCCCCTTCTGACTTCAACCTGTTCGCTAAGCAGGCTCAGCTAGAGATTTTCGAGGGGTATTTTAATGAGCTCAATAAGGCTATCAACGCAGAGAACGCTCGCATGTCTGGTACTGACTATGCGAATATGACCAAGGGGCTCAATGAGGATATCGATGTCTTCTCCGTGTCTAAGCCTTTGGACTTTGAATCTGGCAACCGCTTCTTCACGCCGAGCATAGCTACCACCGGTGACGACTACTACCTTCTCAATAAGGTCTTGGTCTTAAACTCTGAGGCAGAGCCCGTTACGCACAGCCGCATCACCATGCTGGCTAACTCAAACCTGACGGCACCGTCGGCTCAGTACCCTGCCTATACCATCGATAACCCCGCTGCCGGTCAGGTCATCACTCTCTACCCTACCGGCACTACCTACGCTCAAGGCGATGTCCAGTGCCAATATGTGCGGTACCCCCTCGACCCGAAGTGGACGTACATCACGCTGGCTAACGGAGAGCCTGTATTCAATCAGTCGTCTACTGACTACCAAGACTTTGAGGTACCCATCGATGATGAGACCCGGTTGGTATATAAGATATTGCAGATGGCTGGCATGAGTATCCGCGAGGGCGACATCTTCCAGTACGCTAACGCTGAAGAAATCCAGAACGAACAGTAATGGCATATATCACAGACTACCAGTACTACGAGAACGGCGGTGCTGCACCAGAAAATGCCAACTGGGGCAGCTACCAGTACGTCTCTCTAGAAGATATTGTCAACAACTTCTTGTTGATGTACAATGGCAACCACTCCCTTGTTAATAACGAGGAGCGGTACAAGATTCTATTCCATGCCAAGCGTGCTATCCAAGAGTTGAACTACGACTCTTTGAAAGAGATTAAGATTCTCGAGCTCAGCGTTTGTGACAGCTTGCGCTTCGTCCTCCCTCCCGACTATGTCAACTGGGTTCGCATCTCCTTGTATAAGAACGGTGTCTTGCGTCCTTTGACGGAGAATATCCAAACGAACTGGAGCTCAGCGTATCTCCAAGACAACAACTGCCGCATCCTCTTCGATGAGACGGGAGCTATCCTACGCCCTCAAGACTCTACCATCGATTACGATAGGATTACGGGAACCAAGCAAAGCATCTACCTCAACGGCAACAGTCAGTTCGACGGGCAGCCGGGATACTGCTGCGATGGCCTTTGGTATTTCGACTACAATATCGGGGCCCGCTACGGATTGAATACCGAGACAGCCAATGCCAACCCTACGTTCAGCATCAACAAGAAGGGTGGCGTCATCAATTTCAGCAGCCAGATGGCTGATGAGCTGTGTATCCTTGAGTACGTCAGCGACGGTATGGAGGGCGGCAACAACGCTGAGATTAGCGTGAACAAGATGTTCGAGGAATATGTCTACGCATATATCCAGTATGCTATCCTCGATGCTAAGTTGGGTGTGCAGGAATATATCGTGGGTCGGGCGAGAAAGAAAAAGAACGCGCTCTTGCGCAACGCGAAGCTTCGCGTCAGCAACATCCACCCCGGTCGCTTGCTGATGAATATGCGTGGTCGCGATAAGTGGATTAAGTAATGGCAAACCTCGTACGGAACTTCATTAAGGGGCGCATGAACAAGAGCGTCGACGAGCGCCTTGTCCCCAACGGAGAGTATATCGACGCGCAGAATATCCGCATGGGGTCCACCGAGGACTCGGAGATAGGGGCTATAGAAAACACCAAGGGGAATACGCAGCTTACGACGTTGGTATACCCACCTACGGGCACGGCCTTGAGCGCCAATGCCACCTGCTTGGGGGCGTATAGCGATGGTGCCAACGAGTCCATGTACTGGTTCGTCCATGACCCTTCGTTTGTTGACGGCGGTTATGCTGGCGTCCTCGACCTCATCGTCTCGTACAATATGCGCAACGACTTGCTGACGTACCATGTGGTCAGCACAAGCGCATTGAACTTCGACCCTCAGTATCTTATTACGGGCATTGACTTGGTTGATGACCTGCTGTTCTTTACCGACGACATCAACCCCCCTCGCCGTATCAATGTCGGTCAGGCTTACCCCCAGCCTGTAGCTTTTGCTGACAGCGGACTTCTGTATGAAGACATCCTCGTCATCAAGCGCCCACCTTTACAAGCCCCTTTGGTAACGCCTGTGGCGGTGGTGTCTCGCGAGGACTACATGGAGGACCGGTTCCTGTGCTTTGGCTACCGTTGGGAGTATGCCAACAACGAGTACTCGGCTACGTCACAGTTTAGTGCTCCCATCTTCGAGAGCGAGCCATTCGCTTTCACCACCGAGTCGTACCTCAACGAGGGTATGGTCAACTCCGTTCAGGTGTGCGATGTGACAGTACGCACGGGAAGCTCTATAGTCAAGGGTATCGACATCCTGTTCAAGGAGATGGATGACAATATCATCCGCGTCATTGAGAAGGTAGATAAGGCTGACTCTGCTTTGGCGGACAACTCCGACTATACCATCCAGTTTAGCAAGCAGAAGATTTTCACCATCCTCCCTGAGAGCGAGATACTGCGGCTGTATGACAACGTGCCTAGGCTGGCTAAGGCACAGACCTTGATGGGCAATAGGATTGTCTATGGCAACTACCTCGAGGGGTACGATATGCGCAACCTGAACGGGCTTAACGTCAAGCTTGGGTTCAATGCTTCCCTTGTTCGTTCGCCTTTGGATAGCCCCGATGGCGTCAGCCCTGTAACGCCTTCGGCTCCGAGCCTCCACAGCAACCGCGTTTATGAGATTGGTATCGTCTATATGGACGAATATGGCCGGTCTAGTACGGCACTTGTAGCCCCCAATAATAAGGTAGAGATTGACTGCGGTCAGTCTATTTTCCAAAACCAGATACGGGTTACGATACCGTCCCTTATGCTGGCTCCAGCTTGGGCTGCGCGATACAAGTTTGTCATCAAGCCCGATAGCGAGAACTACGAGACCATCTATACCAATCAAAACTTTGAGTACCCTGCCGACTCAGGAGAGGTGTATTTCCTGCTCGAAGGGGAGAACGCAGCCAAGGTTGAAGAGGGAGACAGGTATATCGTAAAGAGCGATACGTCTGGTGCCGTTACGTCTTGTACTTACGCTACCGTATTGGAGAAGAAGTCTTTCGCCGAGGGCGAGCTAGACGATACGCCGGGCACCCCTGTTCCAGCTATTTCGGGTACATATATGAAGATGAAGCCCGGATTCACTTACGGCCTTCCTTCCGGAGTGGAAAATATAACCCCCGGAGAGCAGTCTGCCGGAACCAACGGTGGTGATGACCAGCGCACAGAGGGAGGAGCGCAAGTAGCGGGCGACTATCCATATTTGGTTTACACCGGTTTTGATTTGGACGACATCAAGACTGGTACGCGGATTAGGCTCACCATAAGCTTTACTCGTCAGGGTCGCGGAGATGCTAGTTGTGAGACTAGAACCTTAGACTTTGACCATACATGGGAAGTCGAGGACGACTACTCAAATATTATGGACTGGTTCTACGGAAGTTCGGGTCCTTCAGGTATCGCTAATGACGTAATTGACACCATCGAAGCTGCGGAAGGTGTTTCTGGCGACCCTGCTGTAGACGCTCCGACAAATGAGGTTCAGGCGGCCACCGCAAGTGCTCTCCCAAACTTTGGAATAGGGGGTAATGGTTTGGTCAACAAGTTGTTTTTTAACCAGACGGGAACCGCCGACCCTGAGTTTGTAATTATCGGAACCAACAAGTGTTCCGGTGGATTTGGCTCTGGCAGCAGCCCCAACCGCCGCTCAAGGATTAAGTCCGAGTGGACGATAACGCGCTCTACCGACGCCATCGTTTTCGAGACGGAACCGCAGCCAGCTTTGCCCGACCTGTGGTATGAGTCGAGTGCATCGTATGTTGTTGACCCGTTTGGTAATCACTATGGTAACGTGCAGAATCAGATTAATTCCATTGGTCAGTCCGGCATTACCGACACGGCGTTCTTCAACTGCATCAGCTACGGCAATGGTGTCGAGAGCTATAAGATTCGTGACTCCATTAGCGGTAAGCCCATCACCTTGGGCAACCGCGTTACTACGACCAGTGACGAGAGGTTCTCTGAGGTGCGACGTTTTGCTGACCTGACGTACAGTGGCGTTATCAACGATGAGACCAACATCAACAAGCTCAATGAGTTCAACCTTGGGCTGCTCAACTTCAAGCCGCTAGAGGACAGCTATGGGCCTGTAGAGAAGCTGTTCGGAAGGCGTACCGATATCCTCAC